TCTTGCGGGTTTTCGGTTGCAAAAATAGATTGAGCCGCACGGCTTTCTGGCCCCTGCAACTCAGTCATTAAGAAATCAAGCTGCGCATCTGGATCAGCAACGTTAACGCCGCGCTCTTGTGCAAACGCTTCATAAGCCCGGCGGCGCGGCCCTGTAAGCTGATACAGGCCAAAACCACCGCGCGACCCCGGAACAGTCGGGGCAACCTCATTGATACCCGGATTAAGGCCGCTTTCGTCGCGCATATTCATGACAAAACCTTGAGCAACGTGCGGGGGCAACCCGCGCTGCACAAGGCCTTGCATAAGATAGTTTGCGTCAACCACCAGACATCCCCGCCGCAGTTGATGCCGCAAGGGTCAAGTAATCAAACAAGCCGGGATTTCTTGTGCTAGTTTGCGCACCACCGCTGACCGTCCCGGATGTCGTGCCTTGCCCCATATTGCCAGCCGTGACCGCTTGAAGCGGAAGCTGCAACGACGCCTGCGGCGCACTTGCAAAGCCGCCATACTGCTGCCGCGCTGCGTCAATCAATTGCTGGTTCAGCGCCTGCATGGCAAGACCTTGCTGCTGCTGTTGCTGGTTAATCGTATTGGCCTGACTGAATCCAAGATTGCCGATGTTGGCGTATTGTTGCGCCGCGTTTAGGCCGATGCCCTGCTGTGTCTGCGCCGCGCCTAGTGCCGTGTCGAAACCTTGCGCCCGCTGCTGCGCAAACGTATCGGCGGCCTGACGTGCAAAACCCTCGTTGGTCATCCCTTCGGCAACGCCATGACGCGAACCGCCAAAAGCGCCTGCCTGTGACGCCTGTGCGCCCAGCGTGTTGGTTGCCATCTGGCGTTGACGCTCAATGTCTTGCTGCGTGCGGTTGATCACCTGATCTTGGTAGGGGTTGGCAAAGGCCTGAATGTTCGGCCCCATGCCCGCCGCCATCGTGCCAGCCATGCCAGTGGTTACGCCTTGCGCGGACTGTTGAAAAGCGTTGGGTGCGGCTGTCTGTGCCTGTTGTGGGTTTGCTGCGCCTGCCATGATTAGCTACTCGCTCCAGTTTGACCAAGGGCTTGACGACGCCGAAGGTCTTGCATTCGGTCATAGTCTGTCATGTTTTGACGCCGCTCAATAACGTCTTGATAGGTAATGCTGGGTTGCCGGCTTGCCGCTGATGCCGCCTGCGGTGCGGGCGCTGCTGCCTGACCGCCATTACCAAACGGTGAAGAAGGTTGCTCACCAGTGACCGGGTCAATAAATGGCGCACGCAGAGCCGCGTACTGTCCGGGCATCCGCGCTTCCAATTCTGCCAAGGCCTGCTCGTAGATCGGGAAGGACGAATACCCACGCACACCTCCAACGGTTTGCGCTTGAGGCATTCCGGCTATTGGATCTGCGCCCTGCAACCCATAAGCCTGAGCGGCTTGGCTGGTGTTTCGCATTGCCGCCTCTTGCATTGGCGTAATGGCCGCCACATCTGGCCCCATGTATGGCGTGAACCCTATGCGAGCTAATTCCTCTGCCTTGGCAATGTTGCTTTTCAATGGGCGTTCCAAATAATCTGGAATTTCCATTGTTTGCGTTGTTTGCTTTGGCGCTGTTTCGACAACGGTTGATCCGCCTTTGCCGCCTGACATGGCAAAACTCCTAAATTTGTTGCCCTAAAGTATCACAGTTGCCCTTTTGCAACAAGTGCCTCACAGTTTAGTCTCTAAGACGTAGAACGCCGTGCGCCAACCGCGCTTGCCAAATACGCGCTGCCATCCCTTGCGCCCCGCAAGTGTGAACGCTGTGCAACCTTGTTGCCTACCCCACTCCGCTGCGCTCGGCACCATTTCCAGTATTTCGCGCATATTTCCAGCGGCTAAAAAACCATGCAAAGTCTTCTTGCGCGGGAATGCAATAACCTCAGTTATGGCGATGCTGCCGCCATTCACCCAAGCCTGCATTCTCATATTAACAACGCCATCCACGACATCCTCAAAAATATGCGTTCCGCCGCTGTAAGCCAACGCGCTTTCGATCTGCGGGCGATATTCCTCTAAGTCAATCATGCCCTAATCCGCGTAACGGCCAATGTGGTGGATGGCGCTGACGGTGCATAAGCCGTGGCGGGCTCTGCCTTCAAAAACCCACTGGCGTTATCTACTGACCATTTTACCTCTAAATAATCGCCAGCGGTCACCTGAAACAATGCTGATCGGCTCACAACAGTGCTGGCGTCATTTTCGTGCAGTTTTGCAACGATAGTGGAGCCGGGCGATGTGGCGCCGTTAATAGCAGGCCAAAACCTAAACATGGCCGTGCTGCTGGACGTTGACGAAATTTGCGCCGTGAATGAAAGCAAATAAATGCCGCCCTCTTCAAACACAATCCGCTCAGGGTTCGTATCATCTCGCGATACACCATCCGCAAAGCTAGGCGCGTCATAGGTGATGCTGTAGGCCGTATCAACCGCCGCCGCCGTTACGTCGCTGTCGCAGCTAAATTGGGCGTAGCCGTTAGCAATGATAAGCTGCCGAAACTCGCCATCCAGCGAAACAACAGGGTAATTTTTTTCACCATCCCACAATAAGACGCCATCCTCAGACGCAGACGCATCGCCACTCAAAAAGCCAATTCGGTCAAGTTCGCGCCCCAAGTAGCGGCGCATATTTTCCGCCCATATTTTTAAGTTGTCTGTAAATGGCGGCAAAACGCGGCTCATCTCAAACCCCGCGTGTTGGCGTTAATCCGCATTGTGCCTACACGCCACCCAACATTTTCAACGCCATCAACGCGCATCCTGACTTGGCGTCCAGAAAAACGAACGCTGGTTGGGTTTGACATCGTGTACGGGCCATAAGAACGCTCCTCCGCTGTAGGGTAAAACCGCGTCTTAAAAGTAGCTGACACGTCGCCCAAATTCTTTTCGTCTGGGATCAAGCGATTGACGCTCATTATATTGTCGCCGCTGCCAATTGAAATCGGGCCTGTCTCTGCATAAACAGTTTCACCGTGGTGATTAAACCCAACCTCATGCTCGTACAAAACGCCGTCTGGTGCAATCCAGAGCGGGCTGCGGAAAACAACCGAGTCAATCCCAGCCGTGCGTGCCAAACGTCCAAACGTCCACACATTCTGCGCATAATCATAGACTACATAGCTGTCGCACTCAGTGCTGGCATTGCTCGGGTAGAACCACCAAATCTCTGACCAGCGGGAGTTCACAACCGCGTGAACCTTAGATTGCTGAATGAAGTTCATGTCGCTGAAGACGTAATCGCTCACCTCGCAGGGCAACTCCTGCACCGCGCCGCCTGAGTACACAAAGAAAGACCTGCGACCCATCCAAAAAGCGCCAGCGTCAATGGATACCAAAGCATTTGCAGCGGCCAATCCGCAAGACGTGCCTACGCGCTCAAAGCCGTAAACAAATGGCGGCCCCTGATAAGAGGCTACATGCGCGTCTTGCGTGGTCAAGATAAGAGATTGACCGCGCGTACGAACGCCCGCCACGATCTCGCCATCAGTTTGCAGGCGAATGTCTCCAGCCTCGTTTGTCGCCGCAGGCGTCCACGTTGTATTGTCTTCTCTGTCGCACCACGCAATCGTTCGCGGATCGCCACCCGCGCCAAGGGCAAATATAAAACGCTCCTCGGTCACAAGTAGTGACGTACAGTCAACCGGGCTATTTGCAAGCTGCTGGGCTGGCGTTGCGCTGTCAAGTTGCCACTCATACAGCTTGCCATCATCGGCAGTGCAGCCGACTAAATATTCGCCCCAGTTGTCTAAGGCCCATGTCGTGGCAAATGAAATGTTGCCAGTGTCAGAACGTGGCAACCCATATTCTTCTACTCCATATGACCCGTCACCAAAACCCACATTGATCTGCGCATCCACATTGCCCGCCGTGAACCCCGTCGGCGTAATGTCAGAAACAATGTTGCCGCTTGTCATGGCAAACAGCTTTTCGTGCGTACCAAAGGCAACACGGCGATTACCGCTTTCGTCACCCCAAGATTTCATCGTTCTGACAACGCCGCTAATGTCAACGTCGCCGCGCTGACGCCAGCCCTTTACAGGCCGCAAGGCACCTTCATGCCATCGCACCAAGTTGGCATCCCGCCAACGGCCAGACCCTTGATAGTCAGTGCCGTTAGCGTAAACGCCGGGCGGTATATCCAATGGGATCAGAGGCACTCAATCACTCCGGCTTCTCAGGCCACACAACATTCTCAGGGAAACCTTCCTGCTGCGGAATGTCACGCAAGGCTTGGCGGTAGTCTGCCCACGCAGCTTGGTCCACTGGGGCGTCTGCTACTTGTGTCCAGTCAGATGCTTTCAGCAAGCGTCCGCGCTGCTGGCGAACTTTTTCTGCCTTCATTGCAGCGATCTCTTCTGCCGACGGTGGTGGAGGAGGATCTCCAACTACTTCACCTGTTATCGCACTGATGAGTTGTCCGTTCATAATTATGCACCCCCTGTCATAAAAATTTGGGCTGATAAAGATAGAGAACCACCACCAGATTTAAGTTGAAAAGCGTTGGCCCCTGCTGGGATGGTCAAAGTTTTGTTTTCTCTGTAAAGTGGATCTTCAAAACCAGTTTGAAAGGCATTAACATAAAGACCTTGAAAGAACATGGTTGAATCACTCTTTGACACAACTATCAAGCCTTGAAGAAAACCTGAGGTTCCTTGATTCAAAAGGTCTTGAAAACTATCAAAGGTGGCCCCATTGTCGGTGGAAAATCTTATTTTGGCTTGGGACCCGTCATCGCTGGACCTTTTTGAAAAGTGGCCCTTAAAGACAAGTTGCTCAAAATTCCCTAAGTCATTAAAGCCTACAGGATTGCTTCCAATACTAAAAAGATTTCCTAAAAAAAGCCCCTGCAGAGCTGCGTTTTCAATTTTAGGCGCGCCACTTGCGCCTTCAGCGAAATTTGCGATGCTTGCGTCAATATCAGACTGACTAGCGTAACCAGCGTCGTTTGTTAATTCAGATATGTCAGCGCCAGCAGTGAGGACACCACTCGGCGCAATTAAACTAGAAAGATTAGCCATTATTCATTCTCCCCCGGCTTAGTGGGCCAAGCTACGTTGTCCGGGAACCCCGGTTGTTGCGGAATGTCACGCAAGGCTTGGCGGTAGGTTGCCCACGCAGGATCAACAGGCTCACCCGCCTCGGATGCCTTGGTCACAACCCAGTCGCTATCTGCAAGCAGCTTATCCCGTAGACCACGCGCTTCCTTTTCATTCAGAGCCACAAGCGTCCAACCCAAGACCCACTCATTAAACTCGTTGAGCGTAGGTAGGTCATCCTTAACAGCCTTCATACCTGTCGGCACTTCTGGCTTACCCAAGGTGCGGACGCGGTAGACACCCTGTGCGTTTAGGTGCTTGGCAGGAACCACACGGCCATAAACTGTGTGAGGGTTGTCAGCGCGGAAGGCTGCTTCGGTGTAGGGCTTAGGCTGCCCGTCGATAATCTTTACGAGGTCCATTATTCAATCTCCTCGCTAATGAGATGTACGTTAGTCCCACCGTCATCGGTGAAGAATGTGTAAGTGACGCGCTCAGTCGTGAATGTCTCGGACGGGCTGTTCTGGACAGAGGCTGGGAGGGTGATTGTGCCGTAGGAGCCTGTGGAGTATTGGTAGACTGCGTCGCTATCAAGAAGATACATCTTAGTGCCGCCAGGCTTAAGAAAAACACTTAATAATATGCCAAGTTGACCTGATGCGTCAAAACTAACACTATCGTAAGAGGCAGTGCTTAAATCCCAAGCTGTAGAAAGACTGTACTGATAGACTGTGTCGGTACCACCCCCAGCAACATACATCTTAGTGCCGTCAGGTTTAAAGAAGAGTCCTTGGAGAGAAGTTGCCTGCCCGGAGGCATCGAAACTAATGTTGTCATAAGACATACTGTTTATCTGCCAAGGTGTGCTTAAGCTGTATTGATAAATACGATTCGTAACGGCTGACCCCATATACAGCTTAGTGCCGTCGCTTTTGATAAACACTCCATTCATGTTGTTTGCCTGCCCGATATAGCCGAAGCTAGCAACAAGAGATACAGAACTGCCTATTTCCCACGGCGTAGATAGGCTGTACTGATAAAGCGTATCCGACTGAAGTTCACTAATATACATTTGTGTTCCGTCGTCTTTAAAGAAAAGACCGATAGGAAAATCACCTGTCTGATTGTAAAAAAAGCTAGAACCGTCATAAGAAGCTGTGCTTAAGTCCCAAGGTGTAGATAAGCTGTATTGATACACCCTTTCGGAACCTCTTCCCATTATGTACATTTTAGTACCGTCTGGTTTTAAAAATAAAGATGCTGTAGAACTATCCTGTGCAGAGACATTAAGTGTAACATCATCGTAAGAAGCGTTATCAATATCATAAGTAGACACAAGGTCACCCACAAAGCTATAGCTCCACCGCGCCTCAGTGGGGACATTACTAAAGCTAACAGTCACATCGCTCGTAAGCGTGCCAGCGTTAAAGAAGTCACTTGACCCTACATCCAAGGCTTGGGTAGCCCCTGATACCGACTCATAGCGGAAGGCGTCAGCAGCAGTGAGAA